TATACCATCCTGACGGAGTGTATCTGTGTAGGAAGTGCGGGTTAAAGAGTGATTTCATCTTTAAGTTCGAAAATCCCGACTATCACACCCCTGAAGGTTTTTTCTCCTGTTGGGATTGGGCGAAGGAACAGGAATTCTTTGATCGGTTCCTTGATGCAATAGAATGGGGATCTTTTTATGATGATGGAATGGGCGCATATAAGCACAATGTATCAATGGTCAACCAAACAATATTCGCCCTAATCCTGGCCGAGTGGTTGAAAGAGGCCCAGGCGTGAAACGATACCGCCATTTTCAGTGTTCAGCCAAGGACATCTGCCCGGCCCTGAGCTGTTTCAAACGAGACTTCTACCGGTCGGAAGCGTACTGGGCGCACAGTGGCCCCTGTGAGTTTTTCGGGCAGGACGTGCGGGATATCGAGATCATGGAAGCCACCACGAGCGTAGGTCTGTTCCGGGTCCTGATGATAGCCATCTTTCTGTTCTGCCTGGCTGGGATTACGCTGTGCTCAGCTAAGCGTACAACGCCGGCAGAGGTCAATGAATTTCACCGGGTCAGAGTGCTCAAGCAATGGGCATTCGCACACGACCAGGAACGCGAAATGATGAGGGGGGAATATAACAGATGACGCCTAAATTCGGTCAGTGGGTGACGTGTACGGCAAGGCTGTACCGGGCAAGCAAAGCAGACCGTAGAACAGGGTATAAGGATTTGAAACACATCCACCGATGGGAACCAATCCCCATAAAAAACGAAGGGTTATTCATCGGTACACGGACACTCTATAATGGGGAGGTCGAATGGGCAGAGGATACCGGGAGTGTATTCTCCCCCAAATCCCACTTCACCGCTGCCCTGGTCGTTCCTGGACCACGTAGAAAACCGATCCTCGTCCCAATGGATGCGGTGAAAATTAAATCAACAGGGTTTGAAGTGGTGGAACCCTGTAAACAAAAAAACTGTTTTGATTGTGACGGAAATGAATGGAAGGGAAGAGAATGCATCAAATGTACTGGTACCATTACCCGCCCCCTCACTCAAGACGAGAGGAACCGGAAGTTCGGGGAGTGGTATACTTTGTTATGTAAGCTTTTGACAGATGGCAATAACGCTTTGAATGTGGTTGAGACCAAACGACTTGTACGCTTGGCTCTTGAGATTGACGGTGACCCAATCAGGAAGGTGAAACCATGACAAAGGACGAAGTCAACAGGACGATACACGAGGCGATGGGTTTGTGCGTTCATAAAAATATAATCCATGTAGGCAAGGGAAGAATGGCCTGTAAAGATTGTGTCAATATTGGGAGGACATTACGTGTTCCCGACTATCACACCACAGACGGCTTCTTCGCCTGCTGGAATTGGGCGAAGGAACAGGAGTGGTGGAATAAATTCTTAGACATCCAAATGAATCGAATTACTTGGAATACTGAGGATTACGCTCATTGGTATGTCAAATTAGTCAACCCCGCCACCTTCGCCCCGATCCTGGCGGAATGGCTGAAGGTAAAGCCATGAGCAAAACAGTACAGACTCTTTACGAAATAGATCAATCGTCATTTCCCCCGAGTTGCTTACCTTACGGGCTCGATCAATCGAACCTGATAGACATCACTAATGTGGGGGCCATGTGGAGATCATACCTTGATCCCTCCACAGGGAAGGTACATGATGGGGAAAAATACTGGAATGCCGGGTTATGGCCCGGCGAGGAGAGTGATACAATGCTAAAAGTATTTTTTATAGGATTTACAATTACGTGGGTTTTAACGTGGGGAATTATGAATGCGTGGAGTGACTTCGAGAAAGATAATAGGAATCTCATGAGAGAAGCCGT